GAGTCTTGTTTTAATTTCTTCTCGTTTTCAGTAAGGACACTCTGTTTTTCAGCAGCTTCGTCCATTCTTTTCTCTATGTTTTCTAAAGGGCCAGGTTTTTGTAGATAATTAAGACCATATGCTAATAGGCCTATAAAACCACCTATTAACAACACACCTAAAATTGATCTGTAAAATGTTTTCATATGAGTATTTAGTGCATAAAAAAAGGCGAGGTTTTGAGGCCTCGCCTTTTTAAATTGGTTAATGTAAAATTACATTATGTTCGCTACTTGGACTCTTCTGTAATATCTGTTAGCGTTTTTGTTACCAGCGCCATTGATTACTGCAGAATCACCAGTTCCAGCTTCAGCAAATGGGTTTGCTTGTAAGCCGTATCTAGTTTTGAATCCAATTTTTGGTTGGAAAGTATCTTGACCAACCGCTCTTACCATTTGTAGAGGTACATATGGGCAGTAGAAAATACCAGCGTCATATGGTGATGTACCTTTGTAACCCACAACAAAGTATTGTTTTGCTGTATTGTTAGCAGCATATGGGTCAATGTACACTTTATATCTACCGTTAAGAACACCAGCAAAAGTATTACCTGTGTCATCAACGTTTAGGTTGTTGTTAAGAGCAGGAGCGTAGTCTAGGACACCAGCCATTTGTAAAGCAGAAGCTACGTCTGCTGAACAGATGATAAGGTTTCCTTTACCTCTTCTCGTTCTTTGAGCGATCACGTTTGCTTCTCTCTCAACTTGGAACATTAGGCCTTTAAATCTCTCAACTGACCATCTACCGTTTGAGTCTGTATCTAAATCAAAGATACCAGCAGATGTTGTGTTGATAGCACTTACAGCACCAATGTGTGTAGATGAGTTATCAGAAGCACCGATTTCAGCGTTGATGTAAATTGTTCTTACAACTTCTCTGTTGATCTCAGCTAAGATTTCAGCAGATAGGATGTTAGCCAATTCAGTCTCAGCGTCTAAACCGTGAATTGCTTTAAGGTCTTGAGCCAACTCCATAGTGTATTCAGCTTTTAGAGCTCTTGACTTAGCAGTCACAGTTGATTTCTCAATTGAGAATGCCATTTGTGCAAAAGCGTTGTTAGATGAATCACCAAGTGCTTCAGCAGTTGCTGTAGCCATACCTTGACCTCTTGTGTAAGCAGTCGAAGGATCGTCATTTAATAGAGCTGGGTTAGTACCAGTTTGAGCAGCACCAGAGTCACTAGTTGAGTCACCAGCAGCATTTCTACTAGAGAAATCTGTATCAGCTTCGTCAAATAATGCTTCAGTACCAGATTGTGAAGTAAATCTACTTCTCATTGCGAAGATTAAGCCTGTTGGACCAGTCATTGGTTGAACACCAGCAATATCGTAAGCGATAAGGTTTGGCATTGCTCTTCTTACTAAAGAGATTAGGATTGGATCCCAATTCTGTATAGAAGAACCAGTCGCATTAGCAGGAGCAGCTTCGTTTAAGAAAGCAGCGTCTTCTTTCATAGCTCTTTCTTGGTTTTCCAAGATAGTAGCTGTAACGGCACGCTTGTAAGAGTCCTGAATTTTTGGAAGTTCAGGATGTTCTAATACAGGCTGCCATTTTTTTTCGTAAGTTTCAGATAAGTACATATCTATTTTCTCCCGTATTATATTTATTTCGACAATTTAATGTCTTTTGTTTTACTAATAGCAGCAGAGTAAGCAGCCATAGCATTTGATAAATCCGCTGGTTGCTCAGCAGATTCACCTGCCGCTACATTATCTATCTCATTATCTTGTTTAACTTCTTTTTTACCAAAGTAAGACTCTTTTATAGTTTTTACTTTTGTTCTAAAGTCGTCTTCATTTGAATACTCAACTTCTTCAGCAAGTTTGTTAAATTTCTCCTTAGCAGTGTCAGCTAAATCTTCAGACGTTTCATCTATGATGTCTTGTCTTTTTAATTCGCCGTTTGCTTTGTTTAATTCAACATTCTTGTCAATTGATTCGTTAAGTTTCTTTTCAAGTTCTTCAATTTTACTAGCTTGATCTTCAAGTACATTGTACTTTTCATCAGGTACATCAATGTAGTGGTCTTCAAATAATTTTTTAAGTCCACCAATGAAGTCTTCAGCGATCTCGCCTTTGATACCTCTCTCAATAGCTATTTGGTTTTCTTTCATCCATTCTTCAACTACGTAGTTTAAGTATGAATCAACTTTTTCAACCATCTCTGCTTTGTGAGATTCAGTATTTTCTTGTAATTTAGTTTCGTACTCGCCTTCTAGTCTCTTAGCTTCTGCTTTTACTTTTGATTTAATAGCAGCTTCAAAGATCGTAGCAGCTTTCTGTTTAAACTCTTCCGATAAATCAGAATCACCTATTAAAGCGTCAACGTCCGATTTGATGTCTAAAGAATCTTCATCTGATTCAGCTTTATCTTCTTTGTGATAACCAGCTTTCATCATATCTTTTTTCTTTTTGTCATCTTCTTTATCGTGCATTGCTTCTTTTTTAGAGTCTTCTTTTTCATCAGCCTTTTCAGTTTCTTCCTTAGCAGTTTTCAAGTGAGTTGGCTCAGCAGCTACTTGACTTGATTGACTTACTTTGTCAGAAACTTGTTTAACTTTTTTAGAAGCGTCAGGATTGCTGTCAGTTGGTTTTACAACCGCTGGACCTAGGTCCTCAGCTTCACCTACTTTTTTCATAGGTTCAGCCGCTACAGCATTCTTTGTAGGAGCAGACGCCTGTGGATTAGCAGCATTAGCTTCTGCCACAGCTTCTTGTTCCATCGCCTCAAGTTTCTTTTCTGTTTCGGCCATTTGAAAGTCTCCTCTTTAAAAATAAACGTTTATTTTTTTGTTAATTAATAGATATTTATAAGATTATAGCTTTTTAAGCATAGATTCAAAGACTTTTAGTTTCTTTTCTTCTAACTCTCTTTTCTTCGCCTTATAAACTTCCATTCGCCACGCTTCAATGTCTTTCTCCACTAAAACGCCGCTTTCCCAAACCCACTCTTTACCTTCCATAATGCCTTCTACAAAAGCGTCTGGAGCGCTAGGGTCTGCTACAATGTCAGCCGCTGTAGCTAAATAAAAATCGTCTTTTACTATGTTACCTTGGCCTCTATTGACTAATGAACCCATACCTCTACTAGATACTCCTAATTGAGCACCCTCGTCTATAAGACCTTTAACGATCTTACCGTATGGTGTATTCATTATTTTTGCTTCACCAATAAAATTATTACCGTCTGGATATAGTTTCGTAATCATATGTGAAACTCTTTCCAAGTTAACTGTTGGTCCGTCAGGATGTCCTAACTCGCCAAAAGCTCTCTTTTTATTGATAAATTCTTTATTATATCGTGTCACTTCTTTATCCAAAACTTCTTTTGGATAAATTCTTCCATTTCTATTTTTGATGTTAGATTGTAAAAAGATACCTTTGATCTTGTAATCTTTCTGGCCCTTATCGTTTTGCTCGATAAGAAATTCTGATTGTGTTACTTCTTCGGATATTAGTTTCATAATTCTCTCTCTTACTATTTATACAACTTTTTATCTAAACTCTATGATAATTGTATAGTTATCACCATCAGCAAAATTCTTTGTTGACAATAATACATCACCAGTTGGTGTAGTAGCATTGTTTGGTATTTCATCTCCTGATGGTCTAAAATCAAAGTGACTTTGACCATTTAAAAACATTGCTGTAGCATTTGTGGCACCGTCCCATATTAACTCTACGGCCGACTTTGGATTAGCAGTATTAATAGAATACCATATCTTACTAATCTTTCTATTACCGTCTTCCGTCATAAAAGTTAATTCTGAAGCGTCTACCTTTTTGACATTTGTTTCGCCTGTTCCGTCAGAAAAATTTGTTAGTTTTGCTACAAATTTTACACCTGAAGTATCAGCTATAGTTTGTGTTGTTACCGTATCAGCCATTAGTTTGTATATCCCGATTCTTTATGTGTTTCTAATACAATATTATACTTTGTAACATTTGAATCACTTGTTAAAAGTAAATTACCTATTGTATCAGTTATCTTACCCTCATCTGGTTTTAGGCCATAATTGCCTCTGCCAGATATAATTAATTGTTTAGTTGTATCTACACTTGCTCTTTTTTCAAAGAATAGTGTAACCTCTCCTGTACCAATTATTTCATATTGTAAATTAGCAATTGAAATTTTTGGTTCACTTGAAGCGTTGTTAGACGCCTCTACATCTACAATCTTTTGATCTTCTTCACTGCCAACGCCGTTAGCGTTTACAATAATTTTAAAGTTATCATCAACTAATTTTGTAGATGTTATTGCCATTATCTTGGTGAAGATACTGCTGAACCTACAGCGTTACCAGATGATTGTATTGTATCTGTTTCTTCTTTTTCAATTATTATACTATCGCCAGCTGTAACCAATATTAATGTACCTAGTGTAGTACCACCAGAATTTTTTAATGTAATTGTGTTAGCAGCAGCTTGAGATTGTACTCTTACAAAATGAGCTCTGCCAAAATTACTAGCACTAATAGTGGCAGCGGCAGCTGTTGAAGAACCTTTAATTTTCATTGAGCCTTGGTATGCCATTTTTATTTTTCTCCTAATTGTTCAATTACTTCTTTATCAAAGTAATCGTTTAACTCTGTTATGTTAATATTATAATGTTGGCTAACTTTATCACAAGCGCCTTCAAATCTTTTTATAATATCGCCAGTAGATTTTTCTACTTGTCTAAAAACATCACTTACAGCGTCTTTCATCTTTGGGCTTAAATCATTGTAAGCCTTTGAATCAATATCTAAATTTTCTTTAACTATCCTGCTTATCAGCATTGTCAGCCTCAGGTGTTAAATCTAATTCTGCCTTACCATCTTTTGCTTGTGCGTCAGTTGGTGTTGGCGAAACTGAACCATCAGCATTAAAAACTCCTGGATCAGCAATCTCTGGTTTAGGATCGCTATGAGCCTCTGCTTCAACTGGTGTTTTAAACATATTACCAGCAATATCTTTTCTTGCCATATCTAACTGGTCTGCTACTTTATCTCTTAAAGCGGCTTTAAACGCTTCGCCTGCCTCATCATTTTTACCTTGTGATAAGTGGTCTATAAAGTTTTTTGTGTTGTCATTTACGTCTGCCATTATTTACTCCTTATTCCATATCGGAAGTTTGTGAGGTAGGACTATCAATTAATCCATCTTCAATTTCTTGTTTGATCTGGTTGTCCATTTCCTCTATTTCTTTTTCGTTTTGTTTCAATACATTTTTTCTAACATATTGTAATGAGTAGAATTTACCTATGTAATCTCTCATCTCATTTGCTAATTGTAGTCTTTCTCTAGCCATTTCTGTATTTTTTAATTCAGCAAAATGACCATCTTGTAAGAAATCATACATTATACTATCTCTTACATTTGACCAATCGTCTTCATTAATTATACCTTTAAGAATTAATTGTGTTCTTAAAAGGTCATTAAATAATTCAGTAAACTTCTTTCTTAATCTTTGAACAAATTTAGTAAATTTTAATTCGTCTCTAGTTATCTCCGAAGCTCTACCTAAATTAAATCCTGTTGTACTTTCTAATCTACTTGCTGGCACGTTTAGTGATCTGTATAGTTTACTTCTAAAGTATTCTATATCAGCAATCTCACCTAAATTTTGGCCACCTGGTAAAGTAGAAATATCTGTGCCTCTACCACCCTCTCTACTTGGTAACCAGAAATCTTCCAACATAGACATATAGTTTCTGTCATCTCTGATTTCACCAGTTGAAGCGTCATAGACAAGTTTGTTTCTGTATCTTGCCATAACATCTCGTAGATATTGTTCAGCTTTTACTTTTGGTAAATTACCAACATCAATTTTAAATATTCTTCTTTCAGGCGCTCTAGCAATTCTGTAAATTACCGTTGCGTCTTCAATCATTCTTAACTGATTTACAGGTTTAATTGCCTTATGTAAATAAGATAAAACAATATTTTTGTTTTGATCTATAAGGCCTGACGGACAAAATGCGATTGTGTCAGGTGCTATTTTAATACCTGTACCAGTTGTCGTACCTGATACACCTTTTTCATTGTAAAGATAATATTCAACATATTCATCTACAACGGCCAACATATTAGGGCCAGCGCCTTCAGGTCTTTTCTTTCTGATCTCTCTTATTTTTTTAACTTTACGAGGATCAATATATTTTAATTCTGTTATGCCTTTTGTTGTGGCATTTCTATCAATAATTTTATGATAGTAAATACGGCCATCTACATACCATCTTCTAAAAATGTCGTGGCCTTTTGTATTAAAATTTAATAATCTTAATACTACTTCAAATTCGTCTTCTATTTTTCTTCTAACATCTTTACCATAAGGCAAATTATCTACATTTACTCTTACAGCGTCTTTTAATTCATTAGCTACAACAGCCTCATTGACAATATCCTCTATTGCCATATCACATTCGGGGTGTAAAGCTATTTCTCTATATCTACGTATTAGATCCGCCTCACTCTTTGCCGTACCCTCCATATCAAGGTACTGACCAAAGTAACCACCAGCAGCGATAGTTTGTGTACCATCATCTGCTTGAGTTGTAGTAAAGCTTTGTTTTGGATCGGCTTGTTTTTTTGCCCTTGTAATACTAAATCCAAATAATTCAGCCATTTTATATCTCCTATACTACTACTTATATTAGTTTTAGGAAGATGGCCTGGAGACCAGGCCACCCTCATATGAATTAAGTAGTTGTATTACTTTCAAAGTATTGGTAATTGAAAGTTACGTCAAACTGTTCAATTGCCGTTTGTTCATCATAAGTC